TTTTGAGAAGAATCTTGAGGAGATGGGTGTTGATACGGAGCAGTTTGAGCAGCGTATTTATCAGGGTGATATTAAGGTTGATGTGTTGTCTCCGTTTGATGTGTTGTTGGATGATTCGGCTCAGGTGTTTGAGGATTGTAAGTATGCGTTTTGTGTGCATCCTATGAGTCCTGATGAGATTCAGGAGCGTTATGGTGTGCGTCTTCCGGCGAATGCTATTAATCGTTATCCTGATGAGCAGTTGCCGGGTTCGTTTGGTAATATGGAGTCTAAGACGACTGAGAATGTTCGTGTTGTGTATTATGGGTATTTTCTTCCGGGTCCTAAGTATCCGGAGGGTCGTTTTGTGGTGTTTACGAAGAATCCTAGTATTGTTTTGTATGATGCTCCGTGGCCTTATCCGTTTGAGAAGTTGCCTCTTGTGAAGTTTCCGGGTATTCGTGTGCCGGGTCAGTTGTGGGATGGTAGTGTTGTGGAGAATGCGATTCCTCTTCAGAAGGAGTTGAATCGTTCGTTGTCGCAGATTATTGAGTATAAGAATTTGACGTTGAAGCCGCAGATGTTGGCTCCGGTTGGTTCTTTGCGTCAGCGTATTACTGATGAGCCGGGTGCTATTTTTGAGTATAATCCGGTTGCTGGTAAGGTTCCTGAGGCTATTCCTGTGCCTAGTATGCCTGCGTATGTGTTTGATCATTTGCAGGATCTTGGTGCTCGTTTGAAGGATACGTTTGGTTTGAATGAGATTATGGAGGGTAGTGTTCCTCCTAATGTTGAGGCTGGTGTTGCTATTGATCTTCTTCAGGAGGCTGCTACGGATCGTTTGGCTCCGCAGATTATGCTTATGGAGAAGGCGTTGGAACGTGCGGGTAATATGATGCTTGAGTTGGCTCAGCAGTATTATCAGGAGCCGCGTACTATGATTATTATGGGTTCTGGTTCTAAGCCTAAGGTTGAGCGGTTTGAGGATGCTGATCTTATTCAGGGTGTTACTGTTAAGGTTGAGGCTGGTTCTGGTTTGCCTCGTACTCGTGCGGGTCGTCAGGCTCGTGTGATGCAGATGCTTCAGATGGGTATTCTTAGTCCTACTAAGGCTTATAAGTATCTTGATATGGCTGATTTTAAGGGTGTTCAGATGCAGTTTGAGGCTGATGAGGAGCAGGCTATGCGTGAGCATGATCGGCTTCTTGATGGTGAGACTATTAATGAGCAGGCGGCTAAGCAGGCTCAGGATGCTCTTATGATGCAGATGCTTCAGGATCCTCAGGCTCCTATTGATCCGCAGATGCTTCAGCAGAGTGTGGAGGCTGGTTTGTCTCCGCTTCCTTATGAGAATAAGGCTGTGCATTTGGAGACTCATGGTTCGTATATGAAGAGTGCTGAGTTTGAGTCGTTGCCGTTTGATGTGAAGGAACAGTTTTATAAGCATTATGAGTTGACGCAGCAGGCTGTTCAGGCTGAGAGTTCGCCGCAGGGTGATGCTCCGAAGGTTAGTCTTCAGTTGCGTGGTGCTGTTGGTCCGACGGTTGGTTCTAAGATGCTTAATCAGAGTGGTGTTAAGGATGTTACTCCGCAAGAGTTGTTGGAGCCGCCGCTTGATACTGTGGTTATTGATAATAAGGATAAGCCTAATGCTGAGGGTGGTGCTGGCGGTGCTCAGGATCAGTATCAGATGGAGTTGTTGCAGAAGTTGCAGGGTAATCAGGCTTTGGCTGATCAGAAGATTGCTAATAGTATGGCAGAGCAGGCGGTAACTAATGGCTAAGACTCGTGTTGAATGGGACGATGATGCTAAGGCTGCCGTTTATGTTCAATGGGTGAGTAATGATAAGAATGTGAGGCAGACGAGTCGTGAGACTGGTGTTCCTCATACTACTGTGGCTTATTGGGCTAGGCAGTGGGAGAAGGATGGGCCTCCGGCTAAGATTGATGATAAGATTCGTGCTAATGCGTACGAGTTTGTTCATCATGCTACGCTTATTCGTGAGAAGGCAATGAAGAAGTTGGAGGAGTTGATTCCTGATGCTGAGGTTAAGCAGTTGAGTACGTTGGCGACTGTGGTTGGTATTATGGATGATAAACTACGGTTGGCTCAGGGTCTTGCTACTAAGCGTACTGAGACTGTGCATACGCTTCCTAGTAAGGAGGATATGAAAGAGTTAATGAGTGGTTTTAGTGAGGGCTTAGTGGCTGCTGCTGAGGATCGTGCGTCTGAGGTTGTGGTTGTTGAGGCTACTAGTGTTGTTGTTAATAGCGACCAACCAGAATAAACTGGAGTCGTTTGTTTGTAAGGAGTCACGATGAGTGATATTGATATGGAAAGTGCCGTTGCAGCACTTACGGGCGAGTTGCCGGACGAGATTGATGTTCCGAGTAACGAGTCTTTTGAGGCGGTTGATTCGCCGGTTGAGGATAATCCTAGTGTGGAATCCTTTACTGGTTTTGATCCGTCTACTCTTCCTGAGGATATGCAGCAGGTATATCGGTCTATGCAGGCTGATTATACTCGTAAGACTCAGGAAATTGCGGAAACTCGTAAGCAGTATGAGGCGTTTTCGCAGAACGGAGTTGATCCGAACGAGGCGTTGGAGGCCGTTAGTCTCTTGCAGAGGATGAATACTGATCCTGAGTTTGCCATGGGCATTAGTCAGGAAATTCAGAGTCGCTTAGAGGAACTTGGTTATACTAATGATCCTATTGTTGAGGATACTCCGGTTAATAATGGTTACGAAGGGCTTCCGCCTGAGGTTGCTAAAGAGTTGCATGAGATGCGTCAGTTCCGTGAGGAGATGGTGCAGCAACAGGAGCAACAGCAGGTACTTATGGAGATTGAGGCTGCTGAACAGACTATTCGGACGACTAATCCGAATTATACTGATTCTGATATGGATGCTATTTATTCGTTGGCGTATTCTACGCAGGGCGATTTGATTGCTGCTCAGGAGATGTATCATCAGATTCAGCAGAATCTTCTTGGCTCGTATTTGCAGGCTAAAGCGGTGCCGCATGGTGCTACGCCTGCTCCGGGTGGTCCGTCTAGTGTTCCTCCTAAGGACTTTGGTTCTAATTTGGATGAGGCGCATAAGGCGGCGATGGAGGCTGTTCGTAACATTTCCTAAAAAATTAATTTGGAGGTGTTAAGATATGGCTGGTGCTAATCTTGGTACGCTGAGCACGATTCTCAAGGAGTATTACCTTGGGCCGGTTGCTGAGCAGTTGAATAATGAGGTTCTTCTTCTTTCGCGTCTTGAGGCGAAGTCGGAGGATCTGGTCGGTAAGCGCGCGTATGTGCCGCTTCATTGGGGTCGTTCTTCGGGCGTTGGTGCTCGTAGTGAGGCCGCTGCCCTTCCTGCGGCTGGTAATCAGCAGTACGAGAAGGCTGTCTATGACCTGAAGTACCTGTATGGTCGCGTTGAGGTCACGGGTCCGTCCATGGCTAAGACGAAGAATGAGGCTGGTGCTTTCCTTCAGGCCCTTAAGGCTGAGTTGGATGGTGTTCGTAACGATCTTAAGAAGGATCTTGCGCGTCAGGTGTATGGTGCTGGTAATGGTCAGATCGCTGTTGGTACTGCTGGTTCGACCACGACGTTGACGGTTCCCGTTGAGTCTATTCGCAAGGGTCAGGTCTATCCGGGTATGGTTGTTGATATCTTTGATATTACGGCTTCTACGTCGGCTGCTACCTACACGGGTATTGTTGTTGATTCGGTCGTTCTTTCGACGGGTGTCATCACGTTTACCACGACGCTGGCTGCTGCGCTTGCTTCGGGCGATTACATCGTCCGCGCTGGTGTGACGGTTAAGACGGCGGCTGAAGGTAACACGTACTCCTTGTCGGATGAGGTTGATGGTCTTCAGCGTATCGTGGCTTCGGCTACGGGTTCGTCCCTTGGTGGTATTACCGCTACGGGTACGGCTACGTGGTGGGACAATCAGCGCATCACGGCTTCGGGTGCTAGTGGTTCCAGTTCGACGTTTGCCCTCACGCTTGAGGACATTCAGAAGGGCCTGAACCTTGCTCGTATCGCTGGCGGAATGCCGACTTCGGTCATCACTTCGCTCGGCGTTCAGCGCGAGTTCTACGGCTTGCTGGCTCAGGACGTTCGGTACGTTGAGCCGGACAGTCTGTCGTACTCCTCGGGCTTCAAGGCTCTGTCGTACAACGGCATGCCGATCATCGCGGACATTGATGCTCCGTATGGCAAGATGTACATTCTTGACGAGTCCACCATTCAGGTGTTCTCGGATCAGGACTGGCATTTCCTTGATGCTGATGGTATGACGCTGCGTCAGGTCACTGGCTACGACAAGTTCGAGGCGGTCATGGCTCGTTACATGAACCTCGGCGCTAATCGTCGTAACAATCAGGTCGTCATTAACAGCATCGCTGTTGATGGTGCTCCGGACGCTGGTTTCTAATAATGGTTTGGGTGGGGGGCTTCGGCTCTCCACCCATTCTTTTACTGAGAGGAGGTAATTGTGGCTGGACGTACAGATGAGCCTAAGTGGAAGCGTATTGTTGCTAGTGTTAAGGCTGGTAGTAAGGGTGGTAAGCCGGGTCAGTGGAGTGCTCGTAAGGCACAATTAGCAACTTTGAGGTATAAGAAGTCTGGTGGGGGTTATTCTGGGCCTAAGACTGCGGCGCAGAAGAGTCTTACTAAGTGGGGTAAGGAGAAGTGGCGTACTAGTGATGGTAAGCCTGCTGCTCGTAAGGGCGGTACTACTAGGTATTTGCCTAATGCGGCTTGGAAGAAGTTGAGTGCTGCTGAGAAGGCTGCTACTAATCGTAAGAAGTTGGCTGGTGATCGTTCTGGTCGTCAGTTTGTTCCTAATACTAAGGCGGCTAAGGCTGCTAGTAAGTCTGCTAGGGGGAAGTAATGCCTAAGAAGGTTGATGAGATTGTTAGTGCTTTAGAGCGTGATCATCCTAATTGGTCTAAGTCTAAGGTGTATGCTATTGCTAATGCTGCTTATAATAAGATGAAGAAGCGGGGGTAGGTTATGACCGAGGCGTGGACTCGTAAAGAGGGTAAAAATCCTGAGGGTGGTTTGAATGCTAAGGGTCGCGCTTCGTATAATCGGGCGCATGGTGCTAATTTAAAGCCGCCTGTGAGCGCAAAAGAGGCTGCTAGTTCGCCTAAGAGTGCTGCTCGGCGTAAGAGTTTTTGTGCGCGAATGATGGGTATGAAGCGGCGTAATACGTCTGCTAAGACTGCTAATGATCCTAATAGTCGTATTAATAAGAGTCTTCGAAAGTGGGATTGTTGATGACTAGTTTGTTTATTCCGGGTCGTGGTACTGTTGATACTAGGGCTTGGCGTGTTGATCAGGCTGTTAATGAGTATGATGAGCGTTTGTTGTTCGCTAAGAATGAGGAGACTGGTGATTGGTGCGTGTTTGTGCGTATGCCGGGTGCTGAGCCTCCTTATCCTGTGTGCGGATTTGGGCGTGACATTCCTAATGTTGATGATGTTATGGTTCGCATTCGTAGGTCGGATACTATGCGTAATGGTGATGCTATTTATAAGGATCTTATTCGTTCGCAGGAAAAGTATCGTGCTGAGTTAAAGTATAATGGTGATCAGGCGACGGATGAGAGTGTTGAAGTTGTGGAGCATTTTATGCGTAAGCATAATAAGTCTCCGATTATTAAGAGTTTGCCTAAGGAGGTGAGTAATGACGCTGGATGATATGTATACTGAGATGGATTTGTATGGTTTTGATGATTTTGAGGATTCTCAGAAGTTATTGTTGCTTAATGAGGCATATTTTGATATTGTTACTCGTGAGCCTTGGCCTTTTATGGAGAAGGTTATTGAGTTGACTGTGCCTTCTGGTACTACTAAGATTACGAATAATTCGTTTGCTAATTCGCCTAGTGATCTTAATGCTGTGTTGTCGTTTACTGATATTACGCATGATGTTATTATGATTCCTGAGCGTGGGGATGTAGTTGAGAAGAATTATAAGATTAATAATCTTAATGTGTATCCTGAGCGTTATTATTTTGTTGGTGAGGATTTGTATTTGTATCCGGCTCCGACTGGTAATACGACGTATCGTTTGTATTATGTGCGTGTGCCGATTGCGGCTACGGATACTGGTCAGGATACGGATTCTAATACGTTTTTTATTCCTTCGCGTCATCATAGTATTATTGTGTATGGTGCGCTTGTGAAGGCGTTTCTTGTTAATGATGATCCGCAGGCTGCGGCTTTTCAGAATATGTTTGAGCAGCGTTATCAGCAGATGCGTAATGATGCTTGGATGCAGCAGTATGATCGTACTGATCGTATTCATATTTTGACGGATTCTTACGATTGGAATTACTAAGAAGGGGGTGATCCGGTGGCGGGTTTGACTTTTGTTAATCAGATTGGTGCTATTGAGGGTATGAATCAGGCTGCTCCGGGTACGCTTATTCCTGATACGTTTGTTCGTTGGTCGCAGGATGTGTTGTTTGATCGTGCTGGTTTGATGCGTCGTCGTGGACCGTTTTCTAAGTTTACTATGTATAATAGTGATGGTACTGAGAATACGGATGCGTTTGTTGAGTCTGGTGCTAGTAATGAGCGCGTGTTGGGTGTGTTTTCGACGTATGATCCTAATGGTTTGCCTCGTGTGGCTATGATTGTTAATTCGACTGCTGGTGTTACTACGCAGACTATTATGCGTGTGTTTGATAATCAGTTGAAGTTGCTTGGTGAAGAGGTTCTTTTTGGTGGTGTGGTTGATATTGAGAATCTTAGTATTGTGAGTGCTAAGCCTGCGCTTGGTGGTGGTTTGTGGATTAGTTTTGCTGGTGATCCGGCTAGTGCTGAGTCGCATTATCAATTGTTTTGGCGTGGTGGTGCTGGTTCTGTTACGGCTAGTAAGACTGGTGTTTTTAGTGTAAGTGAAAATGTTCAGGGTTTTAATGGTGAGCATGGTGTGCTTGATGAGACTATTACGATGAATAATGTTACGAGTATTACTAAGGGCCAATTTGTTTTTGCTACGTTGTCTGGGTCTGATTATTATGTTGGTACTGTTAAGGATATTAATCCTCTTACTAATGTTGTTACGCTTGATAAGAAGCCTAATGTGTGGGATCCTAATGTTGATAATAGTCATAGTAAGTTTTTTAGTGGTTGTACTGCTACTTCGACTAGTACGCATGTTACGGTTACGTTGCCTTCGGCGTGTCCTTTTATTGTTGGTGATAGTCTTAAGTTAACGAATTTTAGTAAGTCAGCGTATAATATTATTGTTACTGTTACTAGTGTTGCTGGTAATACGTTTAATTTTGCTTTGGGTGGTAATGCTGGTGCGGCTAGTGGTGGCGTGGTTCGTATGGATAAGGATCTTAGTAATCTTATTAAGGATGCTGCTGGTGTTGATCTTAATGTTTCTCTTAAGTTTACTAGTGTTCGTCCTTATATTCATAATCATGGTCGCGGTTTAATGACTATTGAAGATGCTTCTACTAATGTTATTATTAGTGGTACTATTGGTACTAGTGGTGAGGGTCATTGGAAGTCTGCTGATGTTGCTGGTTGGAATGTTTATCGTGCTAGTGATAATGCTTATGTTGGTAAAATTGAGACTGTTATTGATAATCGTGAGGTTCGTACTTATGCGGATACTGGTGTTCGTATGGCTGGTGATGAGTATGTTATGAGTCCTATTAGTAGTGGTATTAATATTGGTTCTACTAATAATGATATGATTGTTAATAATCGTGAGGCTAGCGAGTTTGCTGGTTTGTATACGGCTGTGTATGCTGGTTATCAGTGGTATGGTAATTTTGCTAAGGAAGATATTAATGTTAATCGTGTGGTGTTTAGTGCTCCGCATGATCGTGAAGCAGTTGATTTGTCTAAGGATTCTGCTGATAGTATTATTTTTCCGGGTAAGAGTCAGTTCCGAGGTTTGGGCGCTTCGTCGGCGGGTCTTCTAGTTTTTCTTGAGGATCGTACTTATATTCTGCGTGGTAATGATCGTACTAACTTTTCGGTTGAGCAACTTGTTCCTGATGGGTGTTTGTGCGCGTCTAGTATCGTAGAGTATGGTGGTGGTGTGTTCTGGGCTGCTAAGGCTGGTATCATGTTCTTTGATGGGGCTAGTGTGCGTAATCTTACTAAGGATAATCTTGGTTTGTATTATACTGATAGTCTTGATGTGTTTAATCCTGAGCAGGATCGTGTAATGGGTTTTATTCATAAGAATAATCTTATTATGTCGTATACGGCTTGGAAGTCTCCGTTTGATCCGATTCGTTATGAACCTATTTATGCTGCTGATTGGCAGAATACTGAGGGTATTGCGGATCGTACTTGGGACGAGTTTGATTCTGATTTTGAGTATGATGATTTTTTTACGCAGAATAATACGCCTATTTTTTGGGATCGTAAGATTCTTAATAATCCTGAAGAGTCGGCTAGTACTGGTCTAGGGTTTAAGTGGCCTACGCGATACGCGGTTACTAATAAGGCATTAACTTCTAATGTTGCTACTCTTACTTTTGCTTCTCATCCTTTTAGTGTGGGTGATAGTATTTGGGTGTCTGGTGTTGATGCTACGTTTAATGGTCGTTATACTGTTACTGCGATTACTAGTACTACGGTGTCTTATGCTAAGACTGCTTCTAATGTTACTAGTGTTGCGGCGACTGGTAAGGTTAATGCGTCGAATGTGGCTTGGAAGCAGACTACGAGTGAGTATAAGTGGGGTCCTCTTCGTAAGAATACGAGTATGACGTTTTGTTTGTATTTGCCTACGAATGCTATTACTACGCTTAGTAATATGGATTATCGTGGTGTTGCTAATATTGAGACTACGAATGGTTTGAAGACTATTGTTGGTGTTAATAGTGTTGAGAGTAATGCTCTTAAGACGCGGCTTATTGATATTCATCCCGTGTTTGATACTAACACTAATGGTACTGATGATTTGCTTGTAGAAAAACTTAATATTCCTTATACGGATCTTGTGCTTGGTCCTGATTTTTATATGCAGACAAAGCATTTTACTGTTGGTGATCCTATTCTTCGGAAGTGGTTCCAGCGTATTATGGTTAGTATGCTCTTATATGATGGTGCTATTCGTATGGATTTTGTTGACGATGATGATAATGATGAAGTTGATATTAATAAGAAGAAGCATAAGTATTGGGAGGTTTTTACTGAAACGGGTTATGATTGGAATTATCTTACGGATATTCAGTTCCCGAAGATTGTTTCTCCTAATAAGGCTTCTTGGAAGCGTGTTGAGGATGCTTTGTATTCTTGGGACGAGTTGTTTACGAGTGATTTTAATCGGTATTCTAAGCGGTTTGCTTGGCGTAAGGCGAGTATTGGTTTTCGTTTGTATCAGATGAATGATTATAAGAAGCCGTTTAATGGTGTTACTACGGTTCCTAATCGTGTTGAGATTCAAGGTTTTAGTGTTGGGTTTAAACCTATGCGGTCGGGGAGGGTTTAGTATGGATACTATGCCTGATTTTGATTTGAGTACGCCGAAGGGTAAGCAAGAGTTTCAGTCTTGGTTGACTATGATTATTCGTAAGGAAGTTAACTCGTATACTCGTCAGGTTCTTGGCGTGGCTAGTACGGGTGAAACTGTTGCTGGTGGTAATATTAAGATTCCTGTTAATTAATTTGTGAGGGGGTGCGTGTGGCTGATTTAAAGGCTTATACTAGTATTTATAGTTTTCCGTATCCTCTTGATGGGGACGACCTTAGTAATACTCCAAAAAGAATTAAAGAGTTGGCTGATCAGATTGTAGTTGTTCTTGAAACTCTTGGTTTGTCTGGCTTTTCGTATTCTATTCTAACTACTAATTCTACTTTTAGTGGTGATGTTGAAGGTGTTTATAATGCTTTGACTATTAAGTCTAGTGTTAATCTTACTGGTAGTCCTACGACTACTACGCCTAGTACTGGTGATAATACTACTCGTATTCCTACGACTGGTTGGGTTCGTAGCGAGTTTGTTGGTAATCTTCCTACGGGTCCTACGGGTCCGATTGGGCCTACGGGTCCTACTGGTCCTCAGGGTATTACTGGTCCGACGGGTGCAACTGGTGCTGCTAGTACCGTAACTGGGCCTATTGGTCCTACTGGTCCGCTTGGTCCGACTGGGCCTACGGGAGCGACTGGACCGGCAGGAACTACTAATGCGCATGATGCTTGTAATTTTGTTACTATTGCTGTACTTGCTAATTCGCCTACTTATACTGCTGGTACTCTTGGTGCTGATGGTGGTTATGGTGTTGGCGCTTATTTAGAGGCTGGTACTAATGGTGCGCTTAGTGTTGATGGTGTAACGCCTAGTTTTGGTGATCGTATCCTTGTTAAGAATCAGGCTACGGCTACTCAGAATGGTATTTATACTGTTAGTGTTGTTGGTGATGCTGGTTCTAAGTGGAAACTTATTCGTGCTACTGATTATGATAATCATGTTGCTGGTCAGGTTGATGCTGGTGATTTTACGATTATTCAGGGTGGTGATACGCAGGCTGGTTCTACGTTTATGATGAATTCGTCTGGTACTATTGTTATTGGTGTTGATAATATTAATTGGACTCTTGTTGGTGGTGTTGGTCCTACGGGTCCTTTGGGTCCGACTGGTCCTACTGGTGCTGCGTCTACTGTGACGGGTCCGACTGGGGCTATTGGCGCTACGGGTCCGACTGGTGCTGAGGGTATTCAGGGTCCTACTGGGCCTACTGGTGCGGCTAGTACTGTTACTGGTCCTACGGGTGCGCAGGGTGTAACGGGTCCTACAGGGCCTACAGGACCCACGGGTGCTGCAAGTATGGTTACTGGTCCTACGGGTCCTACGGGCGCTACGGGGCCTGCTAGTACTGTTACAGGGCCTACTGGGCCTCAGGGTCCAACTGGTAGTGCTGGTGCTAATGGTGCTAATGGTATTGCTGGTGCTACTGGCGCGACTGGTCCTACCGGTCCTACTGGGCCTACTGGTGCGGCTGGTTATATTGGTGCGGATGGTGCTACTGGACCTACTGGTCCTACTGGTTCGTATATTATTAGTGATACTGCTCCTAGTGCTACTGGTGCTGGTACTACTTGGTTTGATTCTACTACGGCTAAGACGTATATTCGTTATAATGATGGGTCTAGTTCTCAGTGGGTTGAGGAGGGTAATCCTACCAGTATTGTTGTGCCGGGGCATGGTTCTAGTCATGTGCGTGGTGGTAGTGATGTTATTGATGGTGATCGTTTGACTGTTGATTATGTTCCTACTAATTATACTCGTAATGCTGCTGCTAGTGGTGCTGGTGATGTTACTGATTTAACTGCACATCTTGCGGGTATTGATCTTATTCTTCCTGCTGGTATTCTTATGCCTTATGCTGGTACTAGTGAGCCTACTGGGTGGGTGTTTTGTTATGGGCAAACAGTAGATAGCGTTACTAATACTATTTATGCTCGTTTGTTTGCGGCTATTGGTACTACTTATGGTGGTAGTGGTGCTTCTAGTTTTATTCTTCCTGATCTTCGTGGTCGTATTCCTGCTGGTAAGGATAATATGGGGGGTACTACGGCTAGTCGTCTTACTGTAGGTGGTTCTGGAATTACTGGTACTACACTTGGTAATACGGGCGGTACTGAGACACATACTCTTACTGTTGCTCAAATGCCTAGTCACTCACATCAATGGATTCCAAAATATGGAGGATCCCGTGGAACAACTCAAAATATGGATATAAATGGCTTTGGTAATGACTATGGTCTTGATAGTTCTTTTATTGGCGCTACTGGTGGTAATGGAGCACATCAAAATACACAACCAACTATTATTACTAACTATCTTATTAAACTTTAGGAGGTGTGAATGGCTATTAATTTTCCAGACAGTCCAACAAACGGACAAGTATTTACAAGCGGCACCTCCTCGTGGACATACGATGGAGTAAAATGGAATCTCAATACTAACACTACTACGTCTAATGATAGTATGCCTGTTGGTAGTATTCTCTGGTTTGCTAATACAACTACTACTCCTCCGGGTTGGGTTGTTGCGGATGGTAGTGCTATTAGTCGTACGACGTATGCTACTCTTTTTTCTAGTATTGGTACGACGTATGGTAGTGGTGATGGTAGCACGACGTTTAACGTGCCTAGCGTGGCTGCTACGACGGGTAAGTATTTTATTCGATATACTACTAGTGTTGGTACGGTGACGACTACGAGTCTTGCTACGAGTCCTGTGGGAACTATGCTTGATTGGCCTACTACGTCTAGTTATCCTACTGGTTATCTTCGCGCTGATGGTAGTGCTGTTAGTCGCACTAGTTATGCAGACTTGTTTGCTTTGATTGGTACTACTTATGGTAGTGGTGATGGTTCTACTACGTTTAATCTTCCTAATCTTGTTGCTGCTGGGTCTGGTAGTCCGGTTAAGATTATTAAGGCTAGTCTTGGTGGTACGGTTGAGCCTAGTACTGTTGCTCATGCGGCTAGTCATATTCGTAGCGGTTCGGATATTATTGATGGTGATCGTGTTCAAGTTGATTATGTTCCCTCGTACTATACTCGGAATAGTGGCGCTACTGGTGCAGGTGCTAATACGGATCTTACTGCTCATCTTGCTGGTATTGATACTAAACTTAATGTTCCTTCTTATCTTACGGTAAGTAGAGATATGAATTGGACTGCGACTATTAATAATCCTTCTAATTATCAGTTACCTTCTGGTGCTGGATTAAATAGTACTTTTACTAAGCGTTCTGCTTCTTCTGTTTTGTTGTGTACTGTTCGTGCACAATTGTATATTACTAGTGGTTCTGTTGGTGGTTTTGATTTTGGTTTAAATATTAATGGTACAACGTACTATTCTTATGCGCCAACGCCAGCGGCTACAAATAGTTGGTTTATTAATAATACGTTTGTGTTTACTGGTTTGCCTGCGGGTTCTTTGAGTACTTCTATTTATATTAGTGCTTGGAATGCTTGTCAGATTACTTTTCAGGCATATGCTCAGCCCGTTTCTTATAATATTGTTGAGTTAGGTTAGGAGGTGTTATGACTGTTATCGGACATGGTGTAGACTTATGCACAAGCAGTACTCGTCCTAGTACTGGAATTATTAAAGGTACTATGATCTTTGAGACTGATACTAATCGTCTTGTTATTTATAATGGCACTAGTTGGGTTTATGTTGCTGATACGGACTCGCCGCCTGCTATGGAACTTATTAGTCCTACAAGTGTTGCGGGTACTGGTGTAACAAACTCTAGCGGGAATATTACTTTTTCTGGCTCTTCCACTGTAAGTGTTAATGGTATTTTTAGTAGCACATACGATAATTATAAACTTATAATTAATATGACTAATAATTCTGTTAATGGTTCTCTATGGCTTAGAATGCGCACAGCGGGTACAGATAATAGTAGTTCTAATTATACTTATGCTGGTTTAAATAGTTATAGTGGTAGTAGTATTACGAATGCTATTACTTCTGGTGGTACGCAAACGTTTTTTATTGCTTCTAATATGGATACTGTTTATTATCCTAATATGCCAGTAACGTTTGATATTTTTCAGCCGTTTCTAACATATAGAACGGCATATTATGGATTTATTCCTAATCCTGTTAATCCTCAATCATATTTTTCTTATGTTGGTGGTGCGATGTCTGTTACTACTTCTTATGATGGATTTAGTATCTTTAATGGTAATGGTGGTACAATTAGTGGTAGTATGCGTGTTTATGGTTATCGGAATAGTATTTAAGGAGTAGAATTGAAAGTAGCAGTCTATAGTATCAGCAAAAACGAAGAACAATTCGTAGAACGTTGGGTAGAATCCGCAAAAGAAGCGGACATGATCCTTCTCGCTGATACAGGATCAACAGACAATACAGTACAAATCGCTAAGGATCTTGGCATTAGTGTCGTTGAGATTGAGGTTAAGCCTTGGCGTTTTGATGTAGCACGTAACAAGAGTCTTGATGCTATTCCTCAGGATTATGATTATTGTATTGCTCTTGATTTGGATGAGATTCTTGTGCCGGGTTGGCGAAAGCATCTTGAACTTATGCATGAGATGCGAGTTACTCGTCCACGATACAAGTATGTATGGTCTTGGAATGATAATGGTACCGAAGGCTTAGTATATGGTGGTGATAAGATTCATGCTCGTAAGTTTTATACTTGGAAGCATCCTGTTCACGAGGCGCTTAAACCTACTAATCATCAAGAAAAAGCAGTGTGGTGTGATATTGAGATTCATCATCATCCTGATAAGTCTAAGCCTCGTTCTCAGTACTTGCCGCTTCTTAAGCAGAGTGTTGAGGAGGATCCGCATGATGATCGTAATGCTCATTATTATGCGCGTGAACTTCTTATTTATGGTCGTAAAGATGAGGCTCTTGTAGAGTTTAAGCGGCATCTTAGTTTGCCTACTGCTACTTGGAAGGCTGAACGCGCTAATTCGTATCGTTATATGAGTATGTGTTGTACTGATCGTGATGAAATTGAGTCTTATTTGTTTAAGTCTGTGGCTGAGTATCCTGAGGGTCGTGAGGGTTGGGTCGCGCTTGCTAATCATTATTATGTTGTTGAGGATTGGCATGGATGCTATTTTGCGGCTAAGAAGGCTACTGCTATTATTGATAAGCCGCTTCATTATTTTAATGAGGCTTGGGCTTGGGATAGTTTTATTTGGGATATTGGTAGTATTGCTGCGTTTCGTTTGGGTCAGGATGTTGAGGCTATTGAGTGGTGTGAGAAGGCGTTAGAGTTTTTGCCTGATGATGATCGTATTTTAAATAATTTGAGAGAGTTTAAGGGGGTTATTGATGGCTGATGCTACTGGTACGCCGACTACTAATTATAGTTTTAAGACTATTGATGGTACGGATACGGCGGGGTTTACGAGTATTAATAGTGTGATTACTAGTATTGATACTCAGTTACAAGATAAGGCTTTTAAGCCTAATATGGTTGTGCTTTATGCTGGTGCTGCGGCTCCTAGTGGTTGGACAATTGATTCTACTGCTGGTTTGGCTGCTAAGCCTAGTGGTTATATTTGGATTAAAAAGAATTAAGGGGGTGAAACTTGGCTGGTGAAGACTTATTAACTTATACTGGACAAGCAACTATTGCGTATCAGGATGCCCTTAATCAGGCACGAAATACGCAGAATGCGTTGCTTCGTCAGTATGGTTTTATTGCGCCTAATAGTACTGGTGGTTATAGTACTGAGGCTGCTCAGGCAGCGTTTGATCCTAACAGTCTTTTTGATAAGGCTACTGGCGGTGTTGATCAGGCCAAGTTGGCTCAGGCTATGAGTAGTATTGGTATTGGTGGCGGTGGTTTGTTTGGTCAGATTGGTAGTGCGGGTGCGGGGGCTGAGGCTGAGGCTATTCAAGAGGCTGCTAGTCGTGGTTTTGGTGGTGAGATCGGTGGTGGTCTTATGAATCAGCGTAGGCAGTTGGCTGAAGCACAGACTAGGGGACAGTTGAGTCAGGCTAAGAACGAGTTTATTAGTGCTCTTGGTCAGAGTCTTAGTCCTATTGGTACTTCTTATCAACAGTTGCAGACTGCGCAGACTATGGATACGGCTGATCGTCTTGCTGCCGAGGCTGCTAAGAATAGCATTGTGAATGCTAGTATGCCTACTGAGGCTCCGGCTGGTAGTGCTGCTAGTAGTCCGCCTAAGAATGCTAAGAATTATCAGCGTTGGACTAATCCGGTGAATGGGCAGAAAATGCAGTATCTTAATGGTAAATGGAAAAAGGCTTAGGAGGCAGTATGGCTAAGGACAAGAATGCTTGGATGAGTGGATATACTAATCCTTCTAAGAAGCAGTTTATGAATTGGATGAAGACTCAGAAGGGTCAGTTTAATCCTATGTTGAGTACGCTTACTAATCAGATGGCTTTGTTGAAGCCTGAGAATAGTGAGGTTGTTAAGCAGTATCAGAGTATTCTGGGTCGCATTCCGGGTGCTGATCAGGTTACTGCTGCGTATAAGGGTAAGGGTACTGAGTTTGCTAATGCTCTTAGTGGTATGGATTTTGCTAGGGCTGGTCAGGGTGTTTCTGATATTGTGAAGTCTGCTGCTGGTGCTATTGGTGCTGATACTGGTACTGCTGCGGATACGGCGCTTGCTGCTGGTACTGTTAGTGGTATGGGTGGTCAGGGTGGTGATGTGTATTCTAAGGCACTGCTTGGTGGTGCTGCGGCTCGGTTTGCTGGTTTGGAGGCTGATACTCTTAAGGCTAATGAGGCTAATCGTCAGGCTATGATGCTTGGTATTGGTGAGGCTACGGATGCTGCGCGTATGAAGCGTATGGAGTTAGGTCAGATGCTTGCTGAGACTAAGGGTAAGAAGATTGGGTTTAATCAGAATCCGTTTGATGTTGCTAGTATGATTATGCAGTATCAGGCTGCTCAGAAGGCTCTTAAGGGTTCTGGTGGTAGTTCTGGCCGTCGTTCTTCTAGTACTACTACCCCAACCACTACTCCTTCTGCTACGGATAGTGATGAGTATACGGCATTATCTGCTGCTATGGGTAATATTGCTGGTTTGAATAATATGTTTGGTAATGCGATTACTTATGGTAATCGTGGGAGTCAGGGTCGTCCCGCCCCTCGTTCGTCTAGATAATAATTTTATAGTACTTAGGCCACTTTTGTGATGTTCCGGTGTACTGGATTGGAGTTTTATGGCTACTTTTATGGATAATTGGCGTAAGCAGATGGGTGTTAAGCCTGTGCAGAATACGCCTGATAATGCTAATACGGTTTCGCAGGCTCCTGTGAAGTATAATCCTAATGCTTTTCAGGATTTTATGCGACAGGTGCGGCCTAAGGTTGTTAAGGCTAATAAGTATTTTGCTAAGCAAGAGCGTCTGATTGGTGATCGTAATCAATTCTACTCTTCGTATAATTCGCAGACTAGTGAGCCTAAGTATAATTTTAGTGATGCTATGCGCTTGTCAGAGTATGGTTATACTGGTTTGTATGGTCGTTCTGATACTAAGAAGACTCTTGGTTTGTATGGTGATGAGTGGCAGCAGGCTTATGCGCTTGATCGTCTTCGTAAGAATAAGGAAATGCTTGCGTTTAGTGTGATGAATAATACGGATCCGGGTACGCTTAAGGATCTTGCTGCGGCTACTCCGCTTGTTCCGGGTAAAAGTAATTATAATAATCTTCTTACATTATCTAGTAAGTTTGGTGAGAAGTATGGCGTTGAGGGCGAGAAGTATGCTTCTCGTTATGGTGCTCTTCCTAAGGTCGGCTCTAAGTATGGTATTCTTTTTAATACTAATAATCAGAAAATTCGTCGTGACGATGTTAATGTAACGTATCAGAATGATCTTGTTCGTCAGGCTGTTGGTGTGGCTAAGGATCTTAATAAGATTGGTGTTGATGTTAATAGTGATGTTCTTAAGGCGCAGGCTCTTGAGTATGCTGGACTTAAGGATTATCGTATTGATTCTACTCGTGCTAAGTATAGTCCTGAAAAGACTAAGGAGTTAGAGCAGAAGTTATCGCAGGTTCCTAGTATTGTTGGGAGTGTTGCTAAGGCTCTTGGTGGTGAGGAGCAGTCTGCGTATTCGCGTGTGGCGACGAGTACTATTGGTGGTATGCTGGGTGGTTTGGCTCTTGGGCCTACTGCTGGTATGCTTGGTAGTGTTTTTGGTGCTGATGCTGAGGGTTCTAAGAAGGTTGCTAAGGCGTTGGATTATATGAATGGTCTGGCTGATGATGATCTTCTTAAGGCTCGTAAGACGTATTGGACTGGTAAAGAGAATGTGCCTTGGAGTCAGTATGGTCTTGTTGGTTTAACTGGTAATGCTCTTCGTGGTATTGGTCGTATGGGTTTGGGTTTGCCTGCTGGTCTTGCGCTTGCTAATGATGAGGCTTATCTTGCTGGTAAGGAAACGGCTAAGTGGGCTACTAGTGGTGGAGATTATGATTGGGGCAATAAGATTGATTTTAAGTTAGGTGATGCTATTTGGCAGGATTATGCTAATCGGTATTATGATCCTTTTGCTACTCGTGCTGATGGTACGAAGCAGTCTTGGTGGCAGGGTCTTGATGATTCTGCTAATTGGGATGCTATGGGTGAGAAGATTAATAGTGATCCTACTGCGTATGCTCTTGATATTCTTGATGTTGCTCCTATTGTTGGTTGGGGTGCTAAGGCTGGTGCTGTTGCTAGTGTTGCTGCTAGGACTGGGCGTGTGTTTGGTAAGGTTGGTGTGACTGCTGCTGATGAGGCTGCGTTACGTCTTGCTAAGACTCGTGCGCGTGGTGGTGTGTATTCTGAGTATGATGTGCCAGAGTATGTTAAGGTTGCTCCGGGTTGGATGGATTTTGCTGCGCTTAAAAATATTCAGGATCTTGCTGAGATTGAGACTAAGATTAATCAGGCTCCTAGTGCTCGTACGTTTAGGCGTACTATGCGTGGTGCTATTAATGGTGATGCGCTTAATCAGGCAGAATTGAATCGTTGGCAGGCTATGGGTTACGAATTTAATGGTGCTGATAAGTCGTTTAGTATTCGTGCTAGTGCTTTGTTTGAGCCGCGTACTAAGGTTCTTGCTAAGCCTGAGAGTGTTCTTGAGGCTAGTGATAGGGCCATTATTCGTCTTCCTGCTTCGCCTATTATGCGTGGCATGAAGGAAGCGTTTTTCTGGGTTGGTCGTGGTGTTGATAAGGCGGCTATTGGTGCTAGTGAGAAGCCGGGTGTTGTTGGTCGCGTGGGGACTAAGTTCCTTGATATGCCTCTTTTTTCGTATCGGTATAATTATACTAAGGCTGTTAAGAATGAGGCTGTGTATGAGTGGGGTGATGTTGCGACTGAGTTGAGTCGTGCTAAGACGTTGTTGGAGATTGATAATGAGGCTGATCTTACGCCTACTATGAGTCGTGCTGTTGAGGCGCAACTTGTTGGTGGCGCTGGCGAGGTTCCTCTTAATTTTCCGGCTATTCAGCGTCAACAGTTGCAGGATAAAATCGCTACTCTTCGTAAAGAATTTGCTGATAAGAATACGGGAGAGGTTGTTCCTCAGGCTCGTAAGGATCTGGCTAATTTAGAGTTAGAGTTGTCTAAGTTGCTTGATGATGAGATTGTTGATATTCAAAAGGCTGCTGCGTCGTTTGATGAGGCGTTTAATGAGGATTTGTCTAATCTTCGTCAGCGTCTTTCTGATGCTACGTTTAATGCGGATGATCCTATACTTGATAAGGCTGAGGCTTTGTATCGTCGTTTGGATCGTCAGGATCAGGCTGTGCGTTCGCGTATTGTGCATGAGGATACTAATCCTACTAGTATTGCACATCTTAAGTTGTTGTATCGTGAGGCTATGGATGGTTTACGTTTGAGTGCTACTCACTTGTTTGGTGAGGATGGTAAGACTGGTCGTGTTGGTCGTTATGCTTCTAGGGTGCTTCGTGTTAATACTAATTTATTATTGACTGGTATGGCTAAGAAGGGTGATCGTCAGGCGCTTATTAATCTTGCTCAGAGGGCTGATGAGGATGGTACTGTTTTTGATACTATTACTGATCCTGCTTTGCGTAAGCAGCGTGAGGATGAGATGGTTCAGGCTGTGGCTGCTCTTGATCGTGCTGGAATGTTTGTGGATGGTATGGGGTCGTTTGGTGTTCCGGGTCGTCCTGTACTTATTCGTGCTGCGGATAATGTTGGTGATGATTTTGTTGCTTTTCATATTCCTACGCTTCGTCATGAGATGTATAATGGTAAGGTTAAGAATGGTAAAATCATTGATACTAATGAGACTTTTGTTCTTCCTAAGGTATTTTTTGCTGCTCGTAATAAGGGTAAGGGCGCTCCTGTTGTTGAGTCGGCTAAGGTTGGTAAGGAGTTATTGTATCAGGGCGCTTTGAATGCGATGAGTAATGTGTATCCTAAGGCTCGTTTTTATTCTGAGAAGATTAATGATACGGGTCAGCGTGGGGTTCGTATGAATGAGCAGATGATTGCTAATGAAGGTCGTGTTGCTGAGTCTGGTATGCGTCAGCATGCTTTGTCTCGTCTTATTCAGTCTCAGGTCCATTATATGAAGAATCGTGTTGAGCGTGATCTTCGTAGTCTTGCAGAGTCGCAGGCTGTTCTTGTTCCTGCTAAACTTGTTAATGGTAAGACTCCTAAGGAGTCTGGTTATCATGTGCTTCATAATATTAGGCCGTTTGATAGTGCTGCTGAGGCGCTTGATTTTGCTCGTTTGCGTGGTGTAAGTAGTGAAGTTGAGAAGGCTCTTATGGCGTATGCTGATGGGTCGCTTACTCCTATGCAGACTACTCTTGATATTGATACTGGTCTTGGTATTATTATTAAGGAGAATGGTGAGCCACAGTTTATTGTGCGTGGTGGTACGCATGATTGGGTTAGTGAGGCTAATCAGGAGAGTTTGGCTGAGCATTCTACTACTAAGGCTTGGATTGCTCGAGAGTTTAGTGATCCTAGTGAGATTCCTGATAATGGTTTTGTGTTTGCTGTTCCGGATCAAGCGTTTAAGGATCTTGCTGAGATGACGATTCAGTCTGATAATCTTAGTCAGCGTCTTCTTAGTAGTGCTGGTGTTCGGGGTTGGGGTAATTTGTTTAAGTTCTTTGTCCTTAATGCTAATCCGGCGTTTATTGCTAATAATGTTATTGGTGGTTTGGCGATGATGTTGATGTATAATCCTCATGTTGCTCCGCGCCTTATGAGTACTGTTATTCAGAAGATTGCTCGTGATAGTATTCGTAGGGGCATTAATAATGATGCGTTTACGCTTCAACTTACTCATTTTAAGAATGATAGTGAGGCTGTTGCTCGTAGTATTGCTTATGAGAATGAGCATAATATTTATAAGCAGGATGCTGGTCTTGTTGGTGCTACTAAGCCTGAGCCGTTCTTTAAGAAATATGTGTGGCATGGTGGTTATACGGTTGTGTCTACTTGGGAAGAGATGATGCGTCGTAATGTGGCTATGGAGTTCTTGCGGAATGATGCTGGTTTCCAATCGTTTATGCGTGGTCCTGAGGTGCGTAAGTATATTGAGGACGGCGTTGATTGGCATGGTAATGTGCGTCAGGGCGATGAGGCTATTACTCCGTTTGAGGCTGCTACTGATCTTCTTCTTGATCGTGGTTCGCCATATTTTAATGCTAATCTTAAGCATCGTATGCGGTATACTACTAATACGGTATCTGGTAATTATCATAATTTTAGTGCTGCTGAGCAGTTGATGCGTAATGTTGTTATGCCGTTTTATGCTTGGCAGCGTCATTCGGCTACGTTCTCGTATCGTATGCTTGTTGATAAGCCTATTACGACTAATGTGTTGTATAATCTTGGTCAGCAAGGGTATTTGCAGAATGCTGAGCAGGGTGTTCCTGATTGGATGATGGGTAGTATTCCTCCTCCTCAGGCTATTAAGGATATGTTTGGTATTGAGGATACGGATTTTCGTATTGATGGTAATGCGTTGACTCCGTTTGGTACTACTGGTGAGATGGGTATGGCTGCGTTTAGTCTCCTTACTGGTGCTGAGTCTAATAGTAGTATTTGGGATTTTACTAATCCTTATCTTAATCAGATGATTAAGGATACGCTTCATGTTAATCCTCAGACTGGTGCTATTGATTGGAAGGCTCTTCAGGAAGATTCTACTAGCACTAGTGGTGTTCTTGATATGGGTAAGAATATGTTTAGTAATATTTATAAGGCTACTTATCCTTATAAGTTGGGTGAGTTGGCTAAGTATCAAGAGTATGAGCAGGATTCGCTTCGTAATAAGTATGCTGAGATTGATAATGCTCCTGAGATTCTTAAGAATTATGATCCTATGGATCCTGAGGGTACTTGGAAACTTAGTATTCCTAAGATGCGTACTACTGAGGCTCTTGATCCTACTCAGCGTGTGTTAAGTGCGTTGGGTGTTAGGTCGTATCGGCTTAATCCTAGTACTCTTCCAATGAGTTCTCGTCAGGATGCTGTGGGTGCTATGGTACTTCAGGTGCTTAATGAGGATGGTAAGAAGTCTAAGGCTGAGAAGGCTGTTACTGCGGCTACTGAGTGGCAGCGTCGTTATGATTATGTTACTCAGGTTTGGTTGCCTGCTGCTGAGGCTCAGGGTATGGATCCTAATCAGATTCAGTTAGTTCTTTCTAAAATTAGGGACGAGCGCCCTAAGACTGGCATTGCTAAACAATTAACAGGGGGTTAGTATGTAATGAGTGAGAGTGATATTAATGTGATCCTTCATAGGTTGGATGAGATGAAGGATAGGCTTGATCAGATTCATGCTGAGGTTAAGCGTACTAATGGTCGTGTTACTGAACTTGAGATGGAGAATGCTAAGTGGGATGGTGTAGCAGAGGGTAAGCGTATGCAGACTGTGATTGCTACTAGTGTTATTAGTGGCGGTATTCTTGCTGCTGTTGTTTGGTTTGTTACTCAGGCTATTTAAAGGAGATTATTGTGCCGTATAAGAATGGTAAGGTTGATATGAAGGGTTATGGTGCTACGACTGGTAGCATGAATCCTGTTATGAAGGAGTCTTCTAAGGAGAAGTTAGTTAAGAAGATTGCTAAGGCTAAGATGGCTAAGAAGCGGGGTATGCGATGAACTGGCGACAGGTAATCACCCGTGCGGTGTTAACGTTTGTGCAGGCGTTTCTTGCTGTGCTTATTGTTACTGGTATTGAGAATGTGGATTCGTGGGATGCTCTTAAGCCTGCTGTTGTGGCTGCTGTTGCTTCTTTGTTGTCGTTTGTGTATAATGTTGTTAAGGAATTGGCGGCTAAGGAAGGTATCTGATTATGCCGTTGACTCCGCGTTCTCGTGTATACGAGCAAAAACTTGCTAATAGTCAGAAGAAGGCTAGGATGCGAGATGAGATGGCTAAGTCTCGTTTTAAGGGTAATGCTAAGCCAGTTGAGTCTTTTTCTACTTCTGTTGTTGAAGAGCCTATGATTAATGCGGGACTTCGGGGTGCTAATTTTCAACGTGGTGGTTTAGCAGTTGAGGGCGCTAAGACTCTTTTGGATTGGGATACTCTTAAGAGTGCCGCTCAGGAGCCTGCTAATACGGCTAAGGGTTTTGGTAAACTTGCTTTGTTGAGTATGGGTCCGGGTGCTGCGGCTGGAGTGCTTGGTCCTAAGGAAGCGTTGGCTGCTATGCTTATGCAGGATACTGATGTTCAGAAGGCTAGTGCTGTTACTGGTATTCTTCCTATGGGCAGTGCTCAGAGGCTTGCTGCGAGGGGCGCTTCTAAGGCTATGTATGCTTTTGAGCCTAGTGTTATGGGCTTTGCAGATGATGCAACAGAAAACCTGCTTAAAAGTGTTTTAAAACGTTCGGCTCCACGTGAAACACAAGCAAGTAGAGAGGCATTGGCTAGAGAACAAGCGGATATTGTTATGCCAAAATTTGAGCCGGTTACATTTACTGGTTCGGAGTGGCAAGATATTGCTACTGGTGGCCCTACTGGTATTGTAGACGAAGCGTTTAAAAAGTTTTTTGGAAGGAAATCTAGGGTTGCTAATGTCCCTTCTGGGAATGCTAGTCAGCAACGTGCGGGAGTTGAAAAAACTATTGCTAAGAGTATTGAGTCTACTAATGTAGATACTATTTCTAATAGACAGGCTCAAGCGCTTAAAGCGCTTAATGATGAGATAGAAAGTGAAGGCTTAGATCCTTTGCCGGGAGTTATGGAACTTAGAATGAAGGGACACGCTGATACAATGGCTAGTCCGGGTAGTCCTAGTACTTATGATCCTGCTACGGTTAGTAGAAATACTGATGTTGCAATGTCAACGCATGGTATTGCTGCTGGTTTTGATAGTCCTTCTTTGCTTAGAGGGGATAGTAAAGCACCGCAGCATATTATGGAAAATGATCATTTAGTAGGTACTGGATTTGCTGCTTGGTTTCTTAATAAAACTAAGCCTAAAAAAATTACGCAAGATTGGCGTGATGAGGCTGCTGGATTTATTGATTGGATTAATAGTGGAGACAATATGCAGCGTGTGGGTAGAATGTGGAATCAAGTTAAAAATGGGCAAGATTTTGAAACTGCTATGCAACAATTTAAAGCACAATATCAGGATGCTGCTAGTGGACAATTTACAGACCCCTATATGAGTTATGTTTCTAGTGCGTTTGATTCACTTAAACAAACTATGGGTACTAAAAAGGGTAAAGAGATTCTTAACGAATGGGGATCCTCTGATTATGCTCAATATAACGCTAAGGTTCAACAGGATCGTGCGGCTTATATTAAAGCAGCAAAAAGTATGAAGGATAAAGAGCAAGCAGTTAAAGCACTTATTAGTCAGGGTTTTTCTGAAGATGAGGCTTATGGATATATTTATTAGTATTAAGGGGAGAGGCCATAGGCCTCTCCCCTTTTTTTTATTTTAAATTACCTTTGGTGTAACAATCCCAAGCAAGCCAAGGATTACCATACTCTTTTTTGACCCACATTGCTAGCCTATGAGCAGCCCATAATTGTTCTTTAATACTAGCATGATGCATACTATCAGGCTGACCCTTGCGTTTAAAATCATCCCAGTTACGAGTTGTCATTCCCATTCCTCCAGCAAAACTATAATTATAATTCTGCTTCCAAGCAATACCCATCCAACCCTTACCGGGCTGCTCGCACTGCCCAATCTTAACTAGCATCTTTCAAGTCGGCGGATACTCAGCATACCTAGGCATAGGAAACAATAGTAGTCCTGCAATGATTACACTACTAAGAGTTGCCAATATTCACCACCTCACAACCATCAGCAGTACAAGCAAGAGTCTGACTAGAATCAGTATTATCCTCTAATTCGTACTCACTCAACTTACTCCAATCAATACTCTCAGGACTCATCTCAATGATCGTATGATAATCCTCTTCTGTGATCTCCTCATAGGGAGCCTGACGATAAGTATGATCAGACTTAGGAAGGAACGAGATACCAGATACATCATCAAAGTTCTCGTATACCCAAGCACCAACACTCATCCACTCGTCCTCTTCAACACTAACCGTAATACTAGGCTTGTGCTCACACCACGAGTCCTGATAAGCCTTCCACAACTCTAGATGATCAATAGCCGTGAGAGCCTTTTTACGGGTCATAGGAGCCTTCTGTGGGAAGTCGAACACCATGATCTCATTATTAGTCACATCAGCCTCACAAGGCACTCCAGCGTCCATTAGGAAGCGTGTGAGAGGATCCTTGATATCTCCACGGACACGCCTAATGTAATAAGGAGCGTAGCGAGGATGAATACCACTAGCGGAATCCACAAGTTGCGACACAGTTCCACTAGGCTTGACACAAGTAATCGCAGTAGACTGTTGAATCTTGAGAGTCTTAGCAAAATCCTTGTTTGTTCGAATAGCAACTTCACGCATCTCCTTAAGGTTAGGAGCGATCTGCATGCTACCGTTCCCAGTCATCCACTTAGAGTCGAAGATACCTGTGAGCGACACGCCGAGCAGACGTTCCTCTTCCGTGTTCTGCCGCCACACCTTACGCAGATACTTAAAATCAGTAAGGGTAGCCTGAAACGTGCCAAGAATTGTAGCGAGCCGAACCTTACGCTTAAGATCATCAAGACTATCTGATGCGCGAACCACAACCTCAGTAAGATTACAAAACTGGTGCGGACGTAGAATAATCTCAGAGCATGGATTAGTGCCAAACGCATACTCTGTATCACGCCTCCCATTCTTTGCAGCCTGCTTGATTGCAGCCTCACGATTAAAGATACCACGCTCACCACTCTTGGACTGGTATAGGCTTAGCCATTCTTCCATGAACGCATCCATACCCGGCTTTTCAGAGTAGGCGACCGAATTGTTAGCAAGAGAACGTTGAACATTGTCCTCCCACCACTGACCGGACTTAGCGTTTCGCATGCGCCCATCAGAGAGGTTAGAAAGACTAATAAGTGCTGATCGCCGTACGCCACCAACCACGACCACTTCAGCAATCTTACATACAAGATCATGACACTCCAAACTTGTCAACTTACGACCAGCAGCATTCTCAAACAACTTGGTAGTAAAGATAAACAAATCCTCTAGAGGAGCAGGACCAGACGCACGACCACCAAACGTCTTAAGGCGACTACCAGCAGGACGAACCAGAAAGTAATCAATGCTAGGCTTCTGACCAGCATACAACATAGCAATCAACTCTCGTAGTGCTCGTGCCCAACCAGCCTTAGAATCAGCAACAGTAATAATAGTAGTACTATCCTCAAAGTGCTCATTCACAATCGGCAACTGATTAATCTCATCACGCTCAACAGAGAAACCAACACCCACACCATTCATCAAGATATACAGGATCTCGTCAAAGCAACGAGGATGATTAATAGGCGTATACGAACAATTATACCCAGCCACATTCTCACGCTGCAACGCAGGACCAGCAGTCATAAGTGCTCGCATACTAGGCATAACCTCAAGCCCAATAATAGCATCAAGCAACTCTGCCTTCAACTCGGCAGGCATCTTATAATTATTATTAACCTTAAGATGCTGCTCCATAAACTCTACATAACGATTAACCGTTTCAGGCCAGTACTCTCTACGATTCTCAGACTCTAGCCAGCGAGCATAACGACTCGTAGCAATAAATGTCTGATAATCAGTTGGCAAACTCATCATATCTAACCTTTCCATAAACTCTTTAAAATTATAACTAGTAGGGCTGGAGGGAATCGAACCCTCACACCCAAGGGTACCGGATTTTAAGTCCGTTGCGTCTACCAATTCCGCCACAGCCCCATTAGTATCAGCGACTCTTACTTGTCATACGAAGCATACGAGCACCATACGACACCATCTGAGCCTTACCATTATTAATAAACCAATACCCATTACACCAATTAGGATACGTCGTAGTGCCCTGCAAATACTCCGTCTGAGGAATATTAAAGAAACCACCCAACTCTCCAATAACATACTCGCCACAAGGCGACCAACCCATAGCACAATGATGCGTATGAGCAGTAAGGGTATGACACTTCTGAACATCAGAGATAGCCAACGGATTATTAAGAGGATTCTTAGAATACGTCGTAGGATGAGCAATAAAATACTTCTGCTTATTACTCGTCAAATAACAATGATCAAGATTAGAGAACACCAACTTGGATCCGCTCTTATCAATACCATCAAACACCTGCTTCATACTATCAACAAACGACTCACGATACTCAGCACTCTTAGTATACCGATAATCATGATTACCCTTAATAAACACAATGTTCTTAAAGTTAGCACACAGAATCTCCATAAGATCCCGAGCCTCACTCAACTCCTTCTCAATACCAGCACTCTTCTGCTTAGGATAATACTGACTCAACGAATCACCATTAAGAAAATCACCAGCAATCAGCAGATTAGAATACGACTCTGCCTCCTGAAGAAACTCGTTAACAAGCCCAGCATCATACAATGGCACATGCCAATCAGCAGTCACAGCCCAATCACCCTTCAACTGCAACGGCTTATCCAAACCATACTCAAACCGACTCTTATCCTTAGTATCAACCAGCCTCATAGACCGCCTCCATTCATAATTAGTGTCAAAGCATGCAACCCATCATGCAACCTACGATTAACCTGACGAGTCGTCACACCATCTTTATATGCTTGGTCTTGAATAGGCACACCATTCACAAACACATTTACCACGGTGAAATACAAGACTTCACTCTGCCGCTTTAAGGCTTTTAAACTATTATCAAGATCCAACTTGTAATAAGAAAAAGTAGAATCAGGATGCTGTTGTAGAGTATAATAACTGCGTAGCAGATTTTCTACAACCTCAGTAGTATAACCCATCACCACTCACCTCCTCATCATTCTTATCTTTTTCTACACCATCAACGATCTCTTCATAATCAACAGAATGTTGATGACGTAGACGCTTAACAAATCGAACCCAATTTTTTAATCTATTATACACAGCCTGACTAACGTACTGTGGATCTGCGTCAGGAGGACACAACCAAACAGCGATCATGCCCTCCTGATACAAATCATCATATTCTGCCGCTTTGCGAAAACGATACGCAGCAGTAGCGACAACTTTCTCGTATTCCCCGACTCGTGTATTATCGGGGTCAATCATATTAGAAGGGGAAGTCGTCGCCCGTAGCAGCCGGTGCCGAAGCAACAGGAGCAGCAGCAGCCGTAGCCGTGCCCTCACCAGCGATACGAATCACAGTAGTGGCAGACAAATTATTATACGTCACCTGCTCACCATCCTTGTTCTGACCAACACTCTGCGAGTGCTTGCCGTCACACACAAGGAAGTCACCCTTGCTGATCGGGATGTTAGCCTTCTCGGGCCATAGCGTAACACTAAAGTTCTTGTTAGAACCAATAGCGCGAATTACAACGTCACGAACCTGCTTATCACCAGCCTGACGCTGACGAGGATCAAACTGAACAATACCAGCAATAGTAACATACTCACTCATTAAATATTCTCCTTAGTATACGCATCCCACATTTTGAGGAATGTCTTATATGGTACAACTACGAACCTTCGACCAGTACGCGCTTCTCGTAAAAAAAGACTCCACTCCTTGCCTCTAGCATTGTGATCGGCTTGTTTAAGATCCGCATCTTTCAATGATAGGCGCTTCTGATACTTACATTCCGGAGCAAACTCTCCGGGTAGATCAATCACATCAGGAACATCAAACCCTCTTGGTCCTGTGCGTGTACCTCCAAGATCACGAGCAACTTCTCGCTCCCAATCCTTCCACTGTTTACTACGATTAGGTGGTAGGCTCATTCTGCTCATCCCCCGGATCAGCGTTGGTCAGAAACTCTGGCTCATCCATATCATCCTCCCAAGACTTATACGACTCGGGAAGCGATGCCTTCAGAGCCTTAGCGTCATCTTCAGCAGCAAAAACTGCCAAAGCAGACTCATCATCAGTCGTGATGTAATACGCCCCATCAACAACAGCGCGAGCCGTAAGGAACTCTAACACACCAGCAATACGACGACCAAGCATCTCTTCATCAGTCGTAGCAACCAACTCGTGCATAGCAGACTCATACTCAATATTCTCTTCACTCATACTTATTCACCTCCTTAGAATACTACATCGGTTGTGGTTACAAGTTCAACCTTACCGTCCATTGTATCAAGGATCTGTACTTTTGTCAAGCCACCGGCTTGTGTACGACGACTCTTGTAATGAACAAGGTTGAATGTGTTGTCACCAGTCTTTCGGGCTTCGATGCCACAATCAACTGCTGCTCCAATGTCAGACGATCCACGAGTACGAACATAACTACTAGTGGACTCGCTCTTGTTTGTGTGATGTAGGATGATGACTGCTGCGCCTGTCTCACGACACAACACATTAATACTATCATTAAATAGTCCAGCCATCTCTCCAGCATTATTCTCGTCACGAGTATGAAAACGGGTAAGAGAATCTAGCACGATCATGTCGGGCTGATACGTGATAGCCTCGTCAAGAATCTTATCAAAGTTACGATCTAGTCGTACGCCCTGACGATGCAAGTAACGTAGATTATCAAACTTTTCCATGCCCAACTTGTGTAGACGATTATACACAACGTCGTGAGGATTCTCCTCATCAATATACAAGACCTTGCCATGAGTATGCATAGGCATACCAAGCCAGTTCTGCTTACCATTTGCCATGCTAACGGCTAGGCTCAGACTAATCCAAGACTTACCAACATTCGGCTCGCCAACAAGTAGCGTGGTATCTCCACGACAAATCAATCCCTCTACAAGCCAATCATACGGCGGAGGAGGAACAGCAAGATCAAGACTATTATAATGATAAGTACCACCACTAGCATCCTTGACTACATCACGAAACGTATCAATACTATACTCGTCAAAGAATTCTACAATGTCCTTAACATTATCGGGGAGGACGACACGACGCGCCTTGCTACCAAGCAGGCTACGGATCTTCTGCCACGACTTCTCAGCCTTTGCCGCAACATTATAATCCGCATCATTATCAAGTACAACAAACACCTTGTCGTACTGGTTTAGAATGTCAGTCTCAGCCTTGTCCACACCAAACAAGCCCGGAGTACCATAAACATTCTGAATGCCCTCTTGCCAGAGTCGCATCGTGTCTGTCTCTCCCTCAACAAGAAACGTGTACGCCTTGCTATCGTCAAGGGGTCCATGATACAAGCCCAACTTCAAACCCGACTTTGAAGCAAACTTGCGCTTACCGGGACCAATGTAACGCTTCTTGTCTCCGGCTTCGTATGGGAACACAACCCAGTCTGCGTCCTCACTACGAATACCGAAGGCGGTTAGAGTCTCACCTGTGATACCTTTTTCTGTTTCGAACCAATTCTTATGAGCCTCTGTAATCATTATTCTCCTTTAGTTAAGCACACGAATGAAAGCAGCAACGTCAGTAACGCGACGTTCCATAAGAGCAACCATGCCACCATCCGACGGATTAGTACCACTAGTGTTGCCCTCAATACTAGTGAACGTCTTTTTCTTGCCCGGAGGAACATTCACAATACCAACATGGTCAGGCACACCATCGCCCTTCCAATCAAATAGGACAACATCACCAACCTGAGCATCAGCAGCCTTAACAATCTTAAGACCATTACGCATAGCCTTAGCATCAGCAAGGATATACGGACAATAAGCGTACTTGCTGCCCTTAACGAACGACTTGCTCTTTGCCTGAGTGAAACAATACGTCACGAACATAGCGCACCACGGTCCACGCATACCATACCAATTAGAGAACATAACAATGTTAGAACCAGCAGGCTGCTCACTCACACCAATAAAACGACTAGCAATGTCAAGAGCATCAGCACCAATGTACTTATTCTTGTTACGAGACTTGGCTCGCTGTCGCATGATTAGACTAGGCTTAGCCTTACCAGCAAGGAACTGGAACAACTGATCGTCAAACTGACTATTAATATTCTTCTCAGCATAACCAAGATCCCACTTAGCAGCCTTCGTAGCAGCCGCAGTAATAGGACCATACAATGCATCAATCTTATCATTATAATAACCATGATGCTTTAGCGCACCTTGTGCCGCACTAACATCAGCGCCCTTCATATTTGGACTAGTCAACACTAACGTTCTCATACCATACTCCTTTGATTTTGGATTACTCGCTGCTCTTCAATATAGATCAGCCTATCAATATACCACTTAGCCTTACGAAGATCCTCAATACCATTCTTATAACGATACCGACTCACATACTTTAGCACATTGCCCTGATGATAGTCAAGTGCCAAACCCTCAATGGCTGTAATAACTTCCATATCGCCCTGAGTATAATGTTTAGGACTATTTACGGGATCATCAATTGCCATTGTATTCCTCCTTATCAGCCCAATTAGTAGTAGACCATTCGCAGTCTGTTTCAATACTAACGAATTGTTCTACGATTTTATTCCCCATCAAGTAGGGAACATGTGTAACAAGATGGCTAATCTCTGCCTTATCTGCATCAATAATAATTTCGTCATGCACGATATTGACAATGTGACTAGCACAATGCTTGTCTAGAAATGTGCTGACCTTAACTACGGCATCCCGCATAAGATCAGCAGCGGAACCCTGAATGAGCGCGTTGAGTGCTTTATGGTGCTCTTCGACATGTAGCCGACGACCATACAAATTACTGATATACCCACGGCTATTCAGAGTTTCGCTAATTTGATTGTTTAGTTTTGCAATGCCCGGACGAGTCTCATGATAAGCCTTAAGCAATCGTTTGGCTTCTTTAAAGTCTACGCCTAGTTGTCGCATAATTGTAGGAGTACCACCACCATAGATGATACTAAAGTTTAGTGTTTTACCAACTTGCCGCTGGTCGTCTGTGATGCGTTCCGATGCGTATAGTCCTTGGGCGGTAACAAGGTGCGGATCTGCTCCATTGTTAATTTCGTTTGCAAGCGAATTATCGTTGATCCCTCGTGACAAGTAGTAAGCGAGTAGACGGACTTCGATGGCTTTATAGTCAAAGAATAAGAATGCATCCAACTTGGGTTCAAATGCTCGTTTAACATCTTTTTGACTCCTTGGAATATTCTGTACGTTCATGCTTCTGCTGCTCCACTGCTCATCCGACCAGTCCTAGTTCCATGCTGTCGAAAGTTTGGATGTAGTATACCATCTTTTGCTTCATTGTCAAGTCCATCAAAGTAAGTGGTCTTGATCTTGTTGGCTTCTCGCAACTCTACAATTAGCGATGCAAGTTCGTCATCCATGCTGGCAAGCGTAGCCTTGTCGGTCTTTTTAATCCGAATTCCTCGCTCTTCAAATGCCGCAATGATCTGCGCTGGCGACTGAGGGTTGAATTCTGCCCCGGATATTTCTGCAATCCGCGCTTTCGTTTTATAAATCTTATCACCATACTCCTGACGCTGCTTCTTTACATAACTACGATTGATCTTTAATCCTTTGGCTTCGATGCCGAGGAGGGATTGTGTAAGTGCTTTCTCAATGGCATACAACGGTTGCAAATCTTTGGGCATTCTATTCCAAAGTAATTCGTATAACCGCAATGTGAATTCTGCGTCTTTCTTAGCGTACGGCGCAAGAATCTCATGGGGGATAGGCTCATAACCTTCTTCCTTTTTAATTTTGTTTTGTCGTCGCCAGACCTTTAGTACCTCATCCTCGTCAGTTTCTTCACCAAGGATAGTACGAGCAAGATACTTAAGGCTAGTAGATTGCTGCTCATTAATAAGATGTGCCAGTGCTTGTGTGTCTTCAAACTTGTTTTCAAATACGCTAAACGGAATACCTAGCCGACACAATTTTTGAATATCAAACTTAGCATTATGCATGATGATCTTCTTGCTGTTTTCTAGCAAGCCTAGGATACCACCATATTCGCACTGCCATTTCTCTTCATCACAGATACGACGATCATACACTTCACTGCGCAAAGAACCATCATCAGGATCATAAGATGCAATACTAATCATGAAGGCTTCATCATGCCAACCAACACCCGTTGTCTCAGTATCAATAGCCAGTAGATCCAAAGCCACGGTCGCCCCTCATCCCACTCCATACCATATTATCACCACGCAACAAATTAGTTTGCATAAGAGGCTGCACCATGAACTGTGCAATCTTATCGCCACGCTCAATCAGGTAATTAAAATCATCCATATTACCAAGCACAACCTTGATCTCACCACTATACTCAGCATCAATAATACCCGGAGCATTCAATACAAACACACCATGCTTAGATGCCAAGCCACTACGACTCATAATAAAACCTACATGCCCAGCAGGAATACGAATAGCCAACTCCGTACGAGCAGTACCATAACCATGAGCAGGAATAGTAACGGATTCACTAGCCCGTAAATCAAAACAAGCATCAGCCTTATGCCCCTTAACAGGAGCATGAGCATACTTAGTAAGGTGCTTATAATTAATAATCATTAATCTATCCGATGCTCATACTTGTCAGAAGGAACACCCCAACAAGAATCACACATGCACTCCTTCTCACGAGGAACAACCTTATCATCACTCCACATACGATAATCATAACCCGACTGCCAAGCATCATCAATCATAAGATCAAAAGTTTCATCTTCTTTCTGATCAAACTGCATAGCAAGCATACCTTCCATCTCTTCAAGACGCATACACATATCATCAGAAATACTCTGAATCATACGACGCTGCTCTTGAAGAACAGAAATTGTACTCATATAATAATCACGATCAGTCGAACGCATCACAGAACTCCCTTGTTAGACAACGACTCACGAATAGCATCAATACTAAGATCCTCAATACCAAGAACCTCACACATCTGATCCTTCTCGGGAACAGTACCCGGCTCCAACTCTAGCACACGCTGAGTATAAGCCACAACCAACTGCTTAAGAGCAATATCATTATTAGCAGCAGACTTCTGCAAAGCAACAAAATCACGCTCTGCTTCCTTCCACAAGTATAGTGCAATACCATACTGATGACAAGCCTTCTTAAGAGCCTCAGCCTGAGCAGACTTTACAGCAGTATCAGGATCAAAATTAATATTAGAACCAATACCATCACGAACAACGACAGCCTTCTGAGTAGTCAAGAACGCATCATCATCATCCTCAGCACCAATACTAATAACACCAATGTCACTCAGAAAAATACTAAGTGAACCCTGCACAACGGCAAGATACTGTGGCTTACCATTCTTCGTAGTAGGAGCCGCATCAGGATACAACTTCCAATCATTAATCTGCCACGCCCAAGCATGACCAAGAACCACATTCAGCCTATTAATATAATCATCAATAGCCACATAATCCTGACCACTCTGATTCTTTTTAATAAGACTAGGATGAAACTTTGCTGTAAGATCCTTAGGGATCATCATTACTCCTTCTCGTTTTCTTTCATTGTATCATAATCTAGCGATTCGTCAATGTCAATAACCTCCATAAGTTCAGGCTTCTGTGTGGAACAACCACACAAGTCAATCTCCTGATCTTTCCAAGGACAGAACATACTAGAGTAATGTGGTTTATACCACAACTCCATAGTTTTATTACGCTTATTCTTCTTCCAAACATTGTCACCCATAATAGGATCAGGCAGAATATTATTAACAGTATAATTAGTAATTGCCTGCTCAACATCTAGCATACGCTGAGTAACCTCGTCCTTACTCAAGGGTTCGATCTCATAGAACCTAGGCTCCTCCCAACGCCGCTTATAGTCCGGGCTACTAGGTAGATAGAGAATGCCAACACGAAGATTAGAAATCGCAATACCATAATGATAATACGCTGAAACTTGTAGGACATGCTCACTCTTTGCCTCCTCCATAAACGACAGGCTAACACCACTAGCCGTTTTATAATCAATCAACCATAAATCATCATCAGTCTCAAGATAAGCATCAGCCGTACCCTTCCAAGGATAATCACGATCCTCAACAAAGATAGGTTGCTCACTAATATACTTAATGTCAGTCTGATTATGCATCACCGTGTGTAGGTATTCGTGGATTGCTGTACCCTGTAGCAGAGGAAACGTATTCATCCACGGACGATCAACCATAGGATAACCATTCACCCAACTAAGACAAGTGTGGCGAGGATTCTGCAAATCAGTAGAGAAATGCAAGTATCCATCAGCCCGTGGACGATTCACTTCCCACTTGATTGTATCAATCAGACTCTTCAAGAAAATCCTCCCACTCACTAACAAGCCGACTACTACCATCCTCAACCTGAACCATAATCTCGCCACCAACAGTCACAGTAGCATACAAAGTAGCAATACGCTGACCATTATAGAATAGTGCCGACTCATTATCATGAGCATCCCCCTTACTAACAAACTTAAACACGCTGCTTCTCCTTAAGTTTACGCTCAGCACGAATAGCCTTAGCCTTCATCTTCTTAGCGCCTTTCTCCTCACGCTTAGCCTTATTAGCAGCCAACTTATTCTTCTTAATACTAGACGGAACAGCCATTAATCTTCTTCCTTTGGAGTGAAACACAACACAGTAGCATCAAATTTAACCTTATCAGAATCAGTCTTAGCCCTACGATAAGTATGAACCTTATACCCGTGCTCATACAACATCTCAGTAGCAAACGCTAAACTAGGACTACGACCAATAACATTACCATCAACAGAAACAGTCCATGCACCCTTCTTATACACAATACTAGCCTCTGCTAACTTCTTCTCCTTCATTAAATACCACTTTCCCAATCCATAGGAGGATAATCCATATCATCCTTATCAATACTATCAATATACTTAGTAGTAAGTTCCATAAGATCCTCATACATCCTATACTCTACATCCCAAATGATATAATCATCATAAGTCATAGGAGTATTATTCATAGTACTAACCTTTCTTAGTAGTTTATAACGATAGTATATCATACTTGATTCCTTATGTCAAGTAAATTGTTTGTAAATACCAGAGGAGAGATTCGAACTCTCACGCATTGCTGCGCCTGATTTTGAGTCAGGTGTGTCTACCATTCCACCACTCTGGCAATACGATCAACTAGTTTGCACTGCCCCTATAAGCAATCCAAATAGCAGCCTGAGCATCACGATTCGAAATATCGAACACTTGCGCGATATGTCGAACACCCTTCTCAATCTCAGCACGAACACTATTACTAATATCATTACCAAAACCAGCAGCATAAGCCATGATACTATCAACCGTGATAGGATCCTTATGACCAATGATATTCAGGTAGAAGTTACCAACCTTCGGACCTGTGACATGCTTAGAATAATAATGACTGTTAGCCACGGTGAAGCCCTTACGAACGTTAGCACCAATGATACCATACGAAGGGCGGCGCATATGATCCGGCTTAAAAGAATCCTCAACGATCTTGTAGGTAGCGGCTACATTCGACGACCAACGAGCACGAGGCGACGTAACAGCAAGGATAGCAGCAACACGCTGCGGAGTAATCTTATACTCCTTCGATACGTCAAGGCAATGCTGCCATGCGCCCGGATACCAAGCCTCGCCCTCAGCGATAGCCCAATCAACACCATGCTCATAATTGTTGAGCACATTGTAAAACTTGTTAGCAGTAGTCATAATTATACCTCATTCACTTCGTAGTCAACACCATAATGCAAATCATAATCCATGTAATAAGAATCAACACCATTACACTCTACTTCATCAGCAGCAATCTCCTCCGCCTGATCCTCATTACTAGCAGTAACCTTCACAGTAATAGTAACAGGAATAGTCATGCTAACTTCGTACTCTCGCTGAAGAAGGTTACTAGGGATAGCCTCATGAAACTGTAGAACACTAAGAATTTTATCAGTATCCTCAGGAACATAAGCAACAGCATCGTCAAGGTGATGCTGCTCTAGCCCAAAAGAATCATAAGTATAATGTAGAATACCAGCAAGGATATTAGTATCCTTCAGATAACGCGCATTAGCATTCTCATACATACGCATCACACCAGCATGATTCTCCTGAGCCTTCTCTAGCAGATGCTCAAGTTCAGCCACACGCTCATCGTACATCGTCACAATATTCTCCTTCTTGATTTGCTTACACATATACATCATTACTCAAAGTCCTCATCATTATCATAGTCACTAGTCCAATCATGCGACTCCCAAGGGGGCTGCTCAGGCAGCCGATCATACTCAGGATCAACTACATACCAACTCACATGCAGATCATCAGCAGACTCAAAGGGCAGATCATTATCATCATCCATAGGATACGTCACACTCATTGTAGTTAGGCTTACTCTTTCTTTCATCATGCAACCATTGCGTAGGTGTTCTCCATTACCATGTTAGCAGCGTACTGTGCTGCATTCGCTGCACTATACAGCAACTTCGGCTCATCCTTACACTTCTTCGCCCATCCTTTCAGGTAAGCCGCAGACTGCGACTCATTCAGTGGTACTTCAGTGTTAGCACACAAGAAGGCAGCAGCAAACTCCGCAACCAACTCTTCCTTAGCATACTTATCAGTACCAAAACTCGTAGTCTCAATACGATCAGCACGAGACTTATGCCCTGTGCTATGTGCAATCTCATGAAAAAGAGTCTGATAATAAGCAGACAGTTCCTTAAACTGTGCCGTGTCAGGCATCGTGATGCTATCCATGCTAGGTGTGTAGTAGGCACGATCACTACCATGATGCAGCCCACCACGCAGCGTATCACACCACTCAGTAGCAATCAAGTCAGCCTCAGGATAACCCTCATCCTCGTGCTCATACTCATCAGTGTTAGGCTCAGGCATAACAAAGGGATCAATACCCTCAATCTGCGAGCCATTAAACACACGATAGTACTTCTGAAACCAAGAAGCCTGAGTCTCAACCTCACCCGTAGACTCATCCTCAACCTCACGTTCAGTCTTTTTATTGTAGATAACAATCGTAGACTTGCTACCCTTGATAACCTTA